ATTCTGTAAAGCGCTGGGCGGTCTGGTTAATCAGGATCGTATAAGGGGCGACAAACAGAACACGCATACCACGACTAACCAGGCCGGCAGTGATAAACGCCGCCAGTCCGGTCTTTCCGCTTCCGGTTGGCGCGTAGACCATGAATGTGCGGTTTTGCTTCCACCCACGGCGCAGTGAGTTAAGCGCACGCTCCTGAGCAAAATTCGGTTCGATATTCAGCATCACCATCACCTTTCGTATCACCTATCTAGTACAATACGGAATTACTTAAACCTGGTCGCCCTTACGACTTCGATACCGTCGTCGGCATAGCGAAGCGGATGCGCACCATCCCTGAGCAAGACAAACCCAGACATCCCCTCGGGTAGTTGGTGGAGCTTAATCAGGGAGCGTTTGCGGGGAGATTTATTGTCAACCTCAATAGCGCAGCGCTGCCCGTCAGGTGAGGTCACCAGGCAGTCAACGAACCCTCTGCGACCACCACTCAGGCTGATCGCGAAATTACGCTGCAGGTGGTAACCCATCGACTTGATTTTCTTTTGCATGACATAGTCGAAAGTGACCTTGTCATTCGACTGATGGAATTGCTCTTCCAGAAGGGCAATTAATTTTTGCTTCAGTTCTGCGCTCATAATTTCTCCATTATTTTTTTGTACTCATTGCCTAGTACGTCGGATTTTCTGGTTTCGTCCTATAGATCGAGATCTACCTAACCCTTGTACCCGTCTGTTGGAAGAGCCTGTTCCAGTGCTTCGCACTAACACACAGGCACTCCTCCCCCTCCCCTCCTCTTGTTTATTTTTGAAATCCGTACCAGTTATCTAGTACACAAATACAAACGAGAATCAGATTTCAACCGCTAGGCACCTTTAAGCCAGGCGGCCTTCAGATTGCTATCGTGATCCGGCCAGGGGTGGCTGGGTCGTATACCCCTGCAGTGCGTGTCCGTGTGCATCCACGAATCTGCGAAGCCTCACATTGGCTTCATGCCGAGCTCGGTTGTCCTGTCGGAATGAAACGGGCTCGGCGTTAAACTCAATTTCGTAAACCTCTGAATACTTCAGAGCTATTTTCCGGCGCAGTGATGAAGGCAATCTCAACAACTGCTCCTGTATCCACTGAGCATCCGCCTGGCAGTAAAGCGCTGGCATTTCAACCCTGACGAAATCCTGTTGCATTGCTTACTCTGCCCGCTTCGCAATGAGGTAAAAAATCCCGCTTATTGGGTCATACCTGATGCTACGTGGCAGCAACTTCAGGAAGTAGCGCGGATCAGGCATAGCGGTTGACTGTTGTGACATGTCACACCTCTGCAGTTCGTGGCATCCCATCAAGCTCGCTTGGATACAAGTCAGGGCGAACCTGATGAGGGGTAATGGCCCAGCCGACAAATTCGCAAAGTTTCAATACAAAGCGAGCAGGGATTACAGACTTAGCAAACCACTGATTCACTGCCTGGGGAGTTACTCCCAAGCCTAGAGCAATCGCTCTTTGGGAAGTAATGGCACACAATTTCACCCGAATCTCTTCGTTCATAAATCACCATCAAGTTAAACTTTATTTGAATGAGTCTATATCAAGATTTAATTAACATGCAAGAAGTAAAACCATGCGTTAAACTTGAGATCAAGCATTGCTTTAGATAATGGCTTTAATGAAACTTTTGGAGAGATACAGTGGCCACGGCAAACATGATTCAAGAACTTCTGAAGGAAAAAGGGTGGAGTAAAGCCGAGCTGGCTCGTCAGTTAGGGGTTAGCACGCAGACGGTTGTCTACTGGACGAAGGGAGACACTGTCCCAAGGGGTAAGAGATTAGCCCAGCTTTCTGAAATCAGTGGTTACCCACAATCCTGGTTTCTGGGTGAGGGACAACCCGCCACCTTCCCTGCGTCCGCTCAAAAAGGAGATACTGATAGCGTTAAATTCAAAGTATTAGATATTGAATTCAGTTGTGGTGATGGAGTTAGCGTGAAAAGTGACTTCATTGATGTGGTCCGCTCCATAGAGTTAGACCCCGAGTACGCTCGTCAAGTTGTAGGCAACAGACCCTTCAAGAACATTGAGATTGGCAATGCCAGGGGTGATAGCATGTCGCCAACAATAGCACCGGGTGATTTATTATTTCTAGATAAAACAATAACATACTTCGATGGTGACGGGATTTATGCTTTTTGTTTTGAAGGTGAATGTTATGTAAAGAGGCTGCAAAAAATAGGCAGCAAAATTGTAGTATTATCTGACAACTCGAATTACCAATCTTGGAGCATCGAGAAGGATGCCTTGGATATGCTCTACATCCAGTCAAAAGTTATCTCATCAGTTCCTTTCAACATTAACAGATTCGGTTAATTATTGATAGACAACGGGCTTTTGCCCGTTCCTCCCTTTTAAATCTACCTATACCAAAAAAAACAATCAAGTTTAACTTGACTGCATAAAATCATAAAGCTAACCTCTCACTATCAAGTTTAACTTGATTTAGTAAGCGCTCAATACTTGTGTGAGGTGAACAATGAAAACTCCAATCCAAATGCTTGAAGTGTTTGTATCAGACATAATAGAAAACACTGTTCTTCTGGAGGAGATCTATAAAAAAAGTAACGAGAATTACGAAACGGATTGTTCTATAAACAGCCTAATTCGTTCAATGCAAAAGACCGTAGATAACATGAACGGATATATTAAGAGTCATATTAATTCAGTCAAACCCTGCATACCTGTAGCGGACAGAAACGATCTGACTGATGATATATTCGATGTGATTCTTACTGCTAAAAAACTTGAAGCAGTCGCGCAAACTTATAGTGAGTTTTTTTTTACTGACGAGGACAATGACAACCCCGCGTGCCATATGTCAGCTGTGATATTTGACTATGCTCGTGAACTTTGCACTGATCTTAAGGCTATCGAGAATAAAATAGGCTAATTACGAAACCAGTTTAGAACGGCCTTGGGGTGCCGGGGGTTCTTGCCCCCTAAATATTGCGAGGTATTTGTTATGAGTTTCATTATTGACCGCAACGCATATAAAACCGCCCTGCTTTATGCAGCTAACGGGCACGAAATAATAGCAGGCCTTTATCTGCGTAAAGCCTACGGGAGGTAATTATGGGTATGCAGCGCCGCCAAGATATTCAGTGCGTCACCATTAAGGCTGAGCAACTTAACTTCCTTATGCAGACAATTTTCACACATCACAAGGACTTTGACTGCCATCAACTTGATGGGGTTTTAGGTCTTGCATATGACCTTGCTGGCGAGGTCTATTCATGGATGGAAAAAGAGGAAAAGATTGTACAGCAAAATGAAGAACACAAAAGAAGGGGTAATTAGATGAGTAACTTAATTACTACCTATCGCCGCCGAATTTTAAAAGCAGCCTTGTTACGCCACCAGCGAAAGACTGGGAGTAGCTTACTTGTCATTAAGCTTAACAAGGGTGGGATTAGTACTATCGAATTAACTGAGATTCTTCTTGATGGATTGTTGCGGAAATTCGAGCGACTGGCGCTCGGTGAGTACGGAAATGTGGAAGGTGTGAAAGCTCTTAAGGGAATTTACAGCAACTCTGTTGATGTTAATGGCAGCGGCGAATTCCTCACAGAAAGCGGGAAAGAGTTAATCGACGAGCTTATTTCTGAACTGGTGGAGTTCGTCAAAAAGCAGAAACCAGTTACTGCGGAGTCCGGCAATGAATAACCAGCAAACAATGCTCTATCAGGGTGTGCTGATCCCCCGCCCCGTGTTGAACGTGGATCTGCATGTCCACCCTGATTTTACCGGGCGGGTAGTCGTGCACATCGAGAACGGGAGGGTGATATGCGACCACCAGCTGTTCGACGACGAGCACATTTGCACACTGGCCACGTTTATCGAAATGGCGCGAGAAATGGAGCTGAGACTTGAGGAGGTAGCTGGTGGCACTGACAGCAATACGAATTCCTGAGAGGGTTCACCTGCAGGCGCTGCAGGTCCTGCTGCGGTATCGGCGCCGGCGGATATTCCCGCGGCGAATGCGCCGCACCGGCTACCTCAGCCTGAAGGTTAACCCACGCTGGCGCCTGTTATCGAAAGACGATGGCCGGAACTGGGAAGTTATGAGTCATGAAACCTATAACCGGGAGAAAGACAAATGATTGACAACAGAACTGTCAGCGCCATTGACCTGGCGTTGCAAAAGCACCCAACGCCAGTTGGTGATCTGTTCGCCGCGATCCGCCACGGACGCATGAAGCGGTGCTTCAGCCGGGATACCGCAATTCGTTACCTGGCGTTCTTCATGACCTCCCGAGCTTTTGGGCGTTCTGGTTTCAAGCAGCGTTATCCGGACGTGCAGGTAATTCATCCACTGAATCCAGAACTGAGTAGCTGGCAACGTGGCGCCGTCACCCTGGAATATTTTAACGCCCACCAGCGCACCGTTCGCCGGCTGCGTCGCATCCTCGCCCGCAAAAGAGAAATGCAGAAGTGGTGCGAAAAGTGGGATGCCATGCACGACCGCTACGTGAAAGAGCGCGAAGAACTTCAGGCCAGCAAACCAGCAGAGGTGCGCAATGCTTCACAACATGCTTAACCCGGAACCAACCTCTACAGGGATCCGGTCTGGAAACCGGGTGATAGGCTACTCCGCTGCTATTCGCCTGCTGGATAACGGTCGCTATGACAAACACCTTGCCGATGGAATGAAAATTCTGGCCTGCATCATGGAAGCGGTAGAAAGCAACTGGATCACGCTCAATATCGAAAAAGAGTTGATCCTCTGGCGCTGGCTACTGGCTGCCGTGTTCATCACTGAGGAGCTGGAGAAAAACGGAACTGTCGACGTTCCGAATGATACTGGCGGTGTTGATACTGCTGTTATCTATTCCAGCAAGCATGGCGCCATTAGCGCCTATCCGGGACCTGAACGCTTTGCACTCGCCAACCATATTGAGCTGGGGGCAATCGAGAAATATGGGCCAGAGGTTGGCCAGCAGCTGGCGCTGCGGATGTATCAGGACATGGTTATTGCTGACGCAGAATTTGGGTTCAGGTTATCAGCACTTGGCCGGGAGGGGCTTAACCTCCTCCATGACAGCTTTATCGAACACATCCAGATCGAAGGTGTGCCAGAAGCACCGATTATGCATTGAGGGGAATGATGATGAATAACTTGATCACTAACAAACCATCTATGACCAGCCTTGAGATCGCCGAGCTGGTAGAGAAACGCCACGACAACGTGAAACGAACCATTGTGACACTGGCTTCGAAGGATGTTATCCGGTCTCCTCAAATTGAGGTTCTCGAAAGAATCAATAACTTAGGATTTGCCGTCAATGACGAGGTTTACAAATTCTCAGGTGAAGAAGGGAAGCGTGACAGCATCATTGTGGTCGCGCAACTTAGCCCCGAGTTTACCGCCAGGCTGGTAGATCGCTGGAAAGAGCTGGAAGAAGAACGCTCACGGCCAAAATCGCAGGCAGAGCTGATCGCTGAAATGGCCCTGCTGAATGTTGAGCAGGAGCGACGCCTCTACCAGGTTGAAGAACAGGTTGAAACCGTCGCGGAAGCTGTCGAAAACATTAAGCGAGGAAATATGCGGCCCGGGTATGTCGGTTATCGCCAGGTGGTCGCAAAAAGCGGCATGACCGATGCCAAGTGCCGAAACCTTGTTAACGCATACCGTATCCCCACCGATACTCACGAGTTTATGACACCTGACGGCCTGCTCTCACGGCGGGCTATCGTGGAGTTTGAACCTTTTATGAAAGCATTCCGCCAAATGATGGCAGAAGCCGAACCACGTGGGACCCGTTGGTATCACCCGAAAATGGGACTCTTTCAGGCTATCGGATGGGAGGAAAAACATTGTGAAGGTTGAGTTTAATGATCAAGGTTCGGTATCAGTCATCACGGTCACCAGCACTGTATTTGAGTTCCGCCGGCACAACCGGGCGATTGATGTCGCATTGCTTCTCACGCCTGAAATGACAAGCCAGAGCAGCGGTTTTTTCATTATGAAAACGATTTTAAGCGGCAAGACACATCACGCCCTGCGGGCTTACAAGCATCTGATCCGGGAGGCTAAGCGATGACCAAAACAGCCATAACCAGAGGGCGCCTGCAGGAAATTTCAGAAGATGGATTCCTGAAGCATGGTGAAAGCAAAGAACTTGCCCGCATGGCGCTGGCCGCAATGGACAGCGAGCCGGTGGCGCATATCAGCAAATCAGACTTTGATGCCGGTTATCCGCATATCCTGGCAAGGAGAGATTTCAATAAGGCTTGCACCTTGCCTGTATATGCCGCGCAGCCAGCCCCGGAATATCCCGAAGTGTTGCCCTGCCCGGTATTACTGGAGCCGGGAATGCGCTTCGGTAAAGGCGTTAAAACCAGACTTGTTCTGGAGGCTATTCAACGCAGGGCTGAGCATCACGCAGAACTTGAGGCTATGGCTCCAGAAGAGCGTGCAGAATACGACGCTAATATCGAAGCATTCAAAGCCATGTTGCCGCTGCCAGCGCCGGTAGTGCCGGATGCCGCGACAGCGATACGTGCATGCCTATCTGAGTTCCCGGAAAGCGCACGCGATATCGTTGAGGAATGCGCAGATATTGCAGAAAACGCCTGCCGCGCCGCCATGCTGCAGGCTGGAAACTCTCCGGCGCAATCCGATTGCTGCCCGGCGCAAAACGACGTCGCTCCGGCGCAAAGCCCAATCGATCACGGTTATCTGCCAGAGTGCGAATGCTCAGGGTGCAAGGCTACTGCCAGAATCTGCGCTGAATTAGCTGGCAACTCTCAGGTAATTCCGGATGGTTACGTGATGGTGCCGAAGGAGCCGACAGAAGCAATGATGCTGCATAATTCAGGATGCCAGCACCACGCTTGGGATGATCCTGATTGTGCAATGCGCCAGACGCGCAGGTTAATTTGGTCCCATATGCTTGCAGCCGCCCCGCAGGAGGTGAAGTGATGGACTGGCCTACGGCGTTCAGCATCGTCGGTTGTGCGTTTGCCATAGCCTGGCTGTTTCGGAGTTAGTGTCATGAATAGAGAATTTGAGATATGGATCAGACTGCGCTACGGCGGCCGCTATGACCTAACGCGAGACGGTCACGGCTACTACAGCCGGGAAGTAGTTAAGCGGATGTATGA